GTCTGCTTGATGGCGATTGGAATTTCATCACCGCTAGCCACACCCACGCTCTTGATGTAATCGGCACCATCTCCCGTGGTGGTGAATGGGATGAAGATGGCAATATGATCACCCCGCCTAAAGTGCTCGAAGGTTGGCACATCAACTATCGCGGTGTAGTGCCGGATGAGTGGTTGCAGTATGCAGTGTGGCCGGAGCAACCGGCGAGAGTGTTTGCCTAACCTGCTGCTATGGCTTTCACCGAAGACTTAGACCTGTTCCTGGACACCGACGAGATGGCGGTGCCAGTGACGGCCGGCAGCGTCTCAGGCAATGGCATCCTCGACATGCCAAGCGAGACCATTGCCGGCGGCATGGTGGTCAGCACGGACTACAGCCTGATATGCCGAGCTGATCTGTTCGGTGATCTGATGCACGGCGCTGGCATCAACGTCGATGGCTATCCCTACACGTTGATTGGCCCGCCGATGCTGCTAGACGATGGTGCCTTCTGCAGCCTGACCCTCCAGCGCACTGTGACGCCAGAGCAAAACACATCAGACGACACGGTGCTTGATGGCGACAGCGTTAGCACCACCAGCACCGTAGTGATGGATGGTGGCGCTGCTGACACGACCTACATTGAAGGCAACGTGCTTGATAGCGGCAGCGCATGACGACCTACACCCGTTTCAAGCTGCGCAACGACACGGCAGCTGATTGGACCGCTGCCAACCCTGTTCTGCTGCAGGGTGAGATCGGGGTTGAGACCGACACACGCCGATACAAGATCGGTGATGGCACGACTGCATGGTCAAGCCTGAGTTATTACATCGAGGGTGTGCTGGCACGCGGCCAGGCCAGCAAAACCACAAGCGGCACCATTGCCATCACAAGCGCCGGCACCTACCAAAGCACAGGCCTCACGGCGACGTTTGACAGCGCAACCGACTATCAGGTGGTGCTGGGCACTAGCGATACGTTTGGCCTGAAGAACGACAGCGGCGCAACCAAGCTCTTCATGGTTCAGGCCAGCATGGATGCCTATGCCGGCAACAACCATACGCTTGGCATCAAGCTGGCCAAGAACGGCGTTGGCATTGATCAGTCTGAGTGCCGAGCTTTCAGCGGCTCTACGGGGCAGATTGCAAAGCTCTTCTGCTTCTGGATGGTTGAGCTCGCCGATGGGGATGAGGTTGCGCTTTATGTAGCCAACATCAGCGACACAACCACGATCCAATTCCAACGCGGCCGCATCAGCGCGATCGAGGTGCGCAGCTGATGGCCAGCATCCGCGAGCAGATTCTGCAGTCCCTGACCACTACGTTGGCCGCTACCAGTGGCGTGCGGGCTGTCTACCGCTCACGAGCTGAGGCCTTCGGTCGCAGCGAAGCGCCAGTGCTGGTCATTCAGCCTGGCCCTGGCCGTGCGCAGCGGCACAGCACCTGCAAGCTGCACCATACGCTTGATGTTGAAGTGATCGTTCACACCCGAGGCGCAACACCAGACAGCCTTGCGGATCCGATCATCGTCTCAGCTCATGCGCTGATCATGGCCGACACCACGATTGGCGGCTTGGCAACGGACATCGTGCCAACCAATAACGACCCACAGATCGACCCAGGAGATCTATCGAGCATGTGGTGGGTTCACACCTATGAAGTGCAGTATCGAACCCGTGAGGCCGATCTGACGCAGGCTTGATAGCGTGATCTCATTGGCTAATTGAACATGGCCCGCAAACCATCTATTCCGCCGTTGCCGTCTGATGGCGGATCGTACGAGCTGATTGATGGCAAATGGATCTGCACGCAGCGCACGGTGCAGCCTGGCGAAGAGCAGCCCTGCCAGAATGAGCCAGAAGCTGCCCCGATTTTTGAGGATTGATCATGGCCCTGTGGCGTAACCGACTGGCCTTGGTCAAGGCCGAATCCACCTACAACACATCTCCCAGTCCAGCGGCTACTGATGCGCTGCTGTTCACCGAGCTGGACGTTGAACCGCTCAGCCTTGAGCTGGCCGAGCGCGAGACGGTGCAGACCTATTTCGGCAACCGCAAAGGCTTGGTGGCTCAGCGGTCAGTGCCGATCAGCGCCACGGTGGAGCTCGCTGGCAGTGGTACTGCTGGCACGGCGCCACGCTTTGGCCCGATGCTTAAGGCATCCGGTCTCGGGGAAACCATCGTGGGCGGCACCAGCGTCACCTATGCGCCGGTGAGCACTGCATTCAGCAGCTACGCGATGCAGTTCTTCATCGACAACGGCAGCGAGCAGTCGATCGGTGGCATCCGCGGTTCGTTTGATCTGAATCTGGCAGTTGGCAGCATCCCGACGATTGCCTTCTCGCACATGGGAATCTGGTCTGCACCGACCGCGCTAAGCCGTCCTAGCGAGACCTACAGCGACCAAGCCGCGCCGGTTGTGGTGAATGCTGACAACACCGCCACCGTGAGCGTGCATGGCTTCTCGGCCTGCATGACGGAGTTCTCGCTGAGCCTCGGCACTGAGATGGTCTTCGAGCAGAAGGCCGGCTGTGCCAAACAGGTGCGGCTGACTGATCGCCGCACTAGCGGCAGCATCACAATCGAGCTCCCAGCCTTCGCTACCAAGGATTTCCTGGCTATCGCAAGCGCTCAAACTGAGGGAGCGATCACATGGGTGCATGGCGGCACCGCGGGCAACATCGCAACCTTCACCGCCAATCAGGCGGCTTTTGATTCGCCTACCTTTGTTGAGAGCGACAGCGTGACTCATGTGACCCTGCCGTTCCGTCTGTTGCCGACTTCAGCCGGCAACGATGACTTCACCCTCGCATTCACCTGATCTGCATGGCCCTTGTTCTGAAGCAGAAAGAGCCCTACCGCTGGCCCCTGAAGATCACGCTGCCGGCTGATGACGGCAAACGTGCTACGGAGTCATTCACGGGCATCTTTGCGTGGCTGAATCAGTCGCGGATTGAAGAGATCCGGCGGACGGTGCGGATGCAGAGCATGGGCCTGGCCGATCCTGACCAGCAGGAGATCGACGACATCAGCGCCGCGAAGGAGGTGCTGGTGGGCTGGGCTGATGTGCTCGACGATGAGGGCGACGCAGTGCCGTTCAGCGATCGGGCATTAGATCAGCTGTTGCAGTTGCCGACCGTTGCTGGGCAGATCGTCAAGCAGTGGCAGCAGTCTCTGGAGGCCACCAAGAAGGGAAACTGACAGGCGTCGTCGATTACTGGTATCGCGGTGGCGACGGCGCCGGTTCAGACCTTGAGGAGCAGCTAGCCCGGTATGGGTTGACTGAGTCACATCTGCCGGAGCATGTAAGGCGGCCGGCGGATGTGGTTGTATGGCCTGAGCATGAGGAGGCGGTGATGCTGTTCATGCTGATGTCCACGCAATGGCGGATTGGCATGAGTGGCCGGTGCGGGCTGGATTATGGCGTGCTGTTTTCGCTGATGGATCTCTACGATGTGAGGAACAGGCGTGAGGCCTTGGAGAACCTGCAGATCATGGAAGCGCACGCACTGCAGCTGTTTGCCAAGGCGCAGCCGGCCACAAGCGGGAGGGCTGGGTGATGGCGATGAATATGGATGCGGTTCTGAAGATCAGGGCCAAGGTTGACGGACTTCGCAACGTCGATCAACTAGGGCGTGCGATTGGTGGCGTAGAGAGGCGCGCCACTGCGCTCACCAGCGGCATTGGCGGCCTTGTCGGCGGCTTTGGTGCGCTGAGCGGTGCGTTGACTGCGCTGGCAGCTGGTGGTGCGCTGAAGAGCGTGATGGACACCTTTGGCGCTTACCAGGCTGACATCTTGGCGCTGGAGCGTGGCCTGCAGAACTTGGGCAACAACGCACCGGCCTATCTGGAGCCGCTGAAGCAGCTGGCATCAGATCTTGGCGAGCAAACGCTATTCAACGAGGAAGACTTCAACAAGGGCTTTGCCCTGCTGACATCTTTTGGCAACATCGGCGTGCAGCAGTATGAGCGTGTGGCGCGTGCCGCATCTGATGTCGCGCAGATCAGCGGCACAGACGTGCAGGCCGCAATGATGCAACTGGCTAAGGCACTGAACGCACCATCACAGGGCGTGGCTGCATTGGCTCGTTCTGGCATCCAGTTCACGGATGCTCAGAAGGCTGTGATCAAGGAGCTCGAAAAGACTGGCCAAATTGCCAAAGCGCAGGAGCTGATCTTCAAGGAGCTTGAGAAGCAATACGGCGGCGCATCAGCTGCGGCGGCTGGTGGCTTCGCTGGTGCGTTGGACACGATGGGCGAAAAGATCTACGACGTGCAGAAGGCCATGGGGCCCATGATCGAGGAGGCGCTTACGCCATTCGTCGCCACGATCACCAAGGGCGCTGATGTGCTCGGGAATGATCTGTTGCCTGCGATCAACAACCTGCCAGGCCCAGTGAAGGTGTTCGCTGGTGCAGTGGTTGGCTTGACCGGTGCCTTTGTGGGTCTGAAGTTTGCGATGCAGGGCGTGATCGCACTGACTCAGACTGCGATGTGGGCGTCGTTGTTGGCTGCTGGCCCGTGGATTGCGTTGGCGGCCGGTATTACAGCGGCAGCAGTGGCCTTGGGAAGTTACCGAACGGAAGGGCAAAAGCTATCGCAATCAGTCGGTGCCGCTGCTCGTGGCGGCGCTGCAGCTGACATCGCAACAGCACAGAGGAGGATCCTTGTGCTTGAAAAGCAGATCAGCGAAGCTGAGCGCCGGGCGGGTGGCGCCGGCGGCCGCGGTCGTGGCGGGCAACGCAGTGCTGCAGGAACTGGAGTGGCGAGCCTGAGGGCCGAGCTGGCCCGTCTGAAGCAGGACGTGGCGGTGGGCCAGAAAGCAGCTACTTCACTGACTCCACCGGTCCCGACACCAACTTCGACCATTACTCCAGGCCCTACGCAGGCCACTAAGGCCGCGGCAGATGCAGCCAAGAAGCAAGCCGATGAGCTCGCACGTTCCCGCGAGCAAGGCGCGCAGCTTGGCCGATCGATGTCCCGTCAGGCCATCCTGCTTGATGCTGCATCTGAGATCGAGCGCCAACGGCTACAGGTAGCGTTTGATTTTGAAGATCGCCAACGGCAGATCAGTCAGCTGAAAGACGCAGAGCAGCGCAAGAACCTAGAGATCAT